TGCGTGACGGTCGCCTTCTTGGTGCCGCTGCTGCTCTCGCTCTTTTTGAACTCGATCAGCTTGGTCTTGACATCCGCATAAGTCAGCAGTTCGATTTTCGCCATCACGTCAACGCCGTAGCTACCGGCATCCTCGCTCAGTTCGTAGCTTTCCAACGATACCATGAGCGGCTTGTCCGGGTCGTTCGTCATCAGCAGATTGCCCGCGTCGTCCGTGCGGATGACCAAAAACTCAAACGGCTTGCACTCGCGCTTGAGCTTTTCCAGCAGTGACATATAATACTGTGCCGGCTGGTAGCCGTTCGGGTAACAGGCAAACGGGTATTCCCTGTTCGGCAGGAGCGCATTGAAGCTGTACTTGCTCAATCCGGGTGCCTTGATGATGTTGCGCTGACCCTCGTTGATGAGGTTGATGGTCTTGTTCTGGTTGCTGATCTTGATGGTCAGCGCACTCGGCGTGACCGGAAGGCGCACACCGTCCATATAAAATTCATACATCAGATGTGCACTCCTTCCGCGCTGGTGACCAATGCCTCGGTGACCTTGGCTTCCAGCAGATTGACTACGCCGTCCAGATCCATCTCGTTCGAGATATTGTTGTGGTTGACCATTTCCACCTTGATCTCGGCGGTGGTGTACTTGTTAATTTCCTGACGTTCCGCGATGTTGCGAAGCATTTTTAGGTCCTCATTCGACAGCTGCAATGCGTCCGCGGTGTCCGCCGTGTTGGCAGCGATCGCTGCGACATTGTTGTTCAGCGCGTCAAACTCGGGCGTTGCAGAGGCGTTCGCGGCGCTGAATTTCTCATCAATGCTCTGACCGAGATTGTATCCGAAATTCCATGCGTCCTTGTACGCGAAACGCTTTTCGATGGTCGGTGCGTTGCGCGATATTGTAATCGCGTTTTCGTTTTTGCCCCAAGAAAGCGCTGTGTTCTGAAGTTCATTCAACTTGTCTGTCCAATTCGTTCCGAAAACCGCGTCAATGATTTTCGTCGCGATCTTACCGAACGAAAGCAGCCGCGAGATCATTTGCCCCAATAGATTTTTAACCGCGTCATCAAGGCTGTCGAAGCCGCCATTCACCGCATTGAGCACCCACTCGATCACACCGATAAACGGTTCGACAAAAAGCGTCCAAACCGCCTGAATGGCTGCGTTGATAACGCCGATGATCGTATTCAGCACAATCGCGCCCGCCGTGGCAAGTACACCCAGAACGACACCGGTTGCACTGATACTCGTACCCTTGACCTTGTTAATGGCGGCGACAACTAAATAGATTGCCGTGATAACAAGGATAATGCCGCTAACGATCCATGTAATAGGACAGGCCAGCAGCGCCGTGTTCAGGCCATACTGCGCAACTGTTGCTCGGAATGTCAGCGCCGCCGCTCGTGCTTCTGCTGCCGCATGCAGCTGAGACGCGACAGCAGAGATACCCTTCGCCGCCGCATTGGTCAGCACAGCCGCGGTATACAAACCAACAGCCGTAGTAATCGCGCCGAGGATTGGCGTAATGAACGCCGTATTCTCAGACATCCACAGAATCACGTCATTCAGCGTGGAAACGCCCGCTGTCAGCGTCGGCAGCAGGTTCGCCGCCATTTTGCCGACAAACTCCGTCCAGTTCTCACTGAGCAGTCGCGTCTGGTTTGCCCAGCTGTCGGACGTTCGGGCGAAGTCGCCCTGGGCGTCCGAGGTAACACTCATCAGATAGTTATAGCGCAGCATGGTCTGCTCCGCCTGCGACATTTTATCGTACGCGGTCGTAATACCCTGCGACAGCGCGTAGGCCTCCAGATTGGCGACCGACATATTGATGCCGAGCTGTTTGAGCGGTTCAGTCTCGCCCGAGATGCCGGAACGGATTTTCTCAAACGCCGCATTGGTGTCGAGGTTGTAGAACGATGCCATATCGCCGGCTAAACCCGTCAGCTTTTCCGACATATCCACAACACTGTCACCCGTCACGCCGGTAGATTTCAGCATCGCACCGAGCGTGCCGTTATAGCGTTTTGCGGTAACCTCGTTCAAACCGTAGGCTTCCAGAGCCTTCTGCGACCAGTCGTTAATGGAAGCAGCCGATTTACCGAACGATACGTCAACGACGTTCTGAACCTCGGCAAGGTCGGAAGCATAGTCGATACCGGCTTTGACGGTTTCCATTGCACCTTGCAAGCTAAGGTAGCCTGCAGCCATACCGGCAACCTTGCCCGCCATACCACTCAGCGCATCAGAACCATGTTCGACTTTGCTGTTAAACTCCTGCTGCTCGTTTCCGAGCTGATCCAGCGCAGTCGTTGCCTCGTGCAGCTGCGTGCGGATAGCGCCGACGTCGCCCATGTCCAGACCGCCGGCTGTGGCACTGTCCAGACTCTCCCAGCTGGAGAGCATCATATTGACCGCGTTTGTAATGTTCCGCAGCGGTGCGGTCATCTGGTCATTCAGCTTTACAGCTGTTGTAATACCCGCCACGAAATCACCTCTTATTCTTGATCTTTGCCATCTCTGCCTTTTCCTGCTTTACCTTTTCCAGTGCCGCAGCGATGATGAACGCCTTGTCTTTCTGGTCCAGCGCAAGAAAATCAGACGGCAATATGTGTAACTGATGCAGAGCATACAACGCATAGCACGTTTCCGTATCCTCTGCCTCGATCAGTTTTTTACCGCTTCAACGTCCTCTGCGAGAGTGGTAAAGCCGGAAATCTGCTGCACTTTGACAGCAAGCTCGGTATACTCGCCCGCATCGTCCAGCATTTCCTTGAGCAGCTCCTCGGCGCTCATCACACCGTAGCTGTCCTGCAGTTCTGCGTCGTTCAGATTAGGCGTAACGACAGCCGCCGCCATCAGCTTGGCCTGGTACTCCGAGGTATCGACGCGCTGACGGTACATACCCGGCTTGCCCGCCACCTGCACCTCGGTGGTGCACTGCTCGCGGATTGCCTCATTCTCACGGGTGGTGACCGGGCGCAGCTCCCACAGCAGCGGCACACCGTTCTCGTCGGTCAGCGATTTGGTCGCGGCGTACAGTTCGTTCTGACGCTGCTTTTTGTTGCTCTTCATAAAAGCAGAAAAGTTGCTCATTTTGTCATACTCCTTACATATAAGACGGGTTTGTATACTTCTCCGGACGGCTGAAATCCTGTGCGTAGCCCTCGATGGTCTGCTCGACAAAATCGCCGTCGGCATCGAACATACTCAGCAGCACATCGCCATCGATCACGCAGTCAGTGTAGATCTTGGTCGAGCGGCCGATGGACGTCGCCGGGTCTTCGTTCGTGGTCTGAATGTCGAATGTCGGCAGCAGACCGGTATTCTTGTAGCGCTCCATCAGCTCGTCGAAGATCTCCGTCACCTTGTAGACGACCATGGAGAACTTAATGCACGCGCCAACTGCCTTGACGCCCTTTACGGTGCGTCCCAGAGCCAGTACTTCCTTGGTCTCCACGTTCATCTTGCCCTCAAAGCTCTTTGCCATCAGACAGGCGTAGCGATTGCCGTCAATGGTGACGTAGGCCGTCGCCAGCTTGGCGGACGGCGCATCATTTGCAGGCATATAAGCCATACCTTGTTCCCTCCTTTACGATACGGTGACGGTCATGTACAGCTTTGCCATCGCACACACGATGGTAACGGCGTCCTGCACCGCAACGCTGTTCTTGGCATCGCCCTGTTCTACCTGCACGTCGTCCGCCGAGAAATTCTCGATGGCACGCAGGTCCTCGAGCTGCTGGTGGTGCTTTACGATGTCGTTCCACAGACTTACGCGGCCGCTTGCATCATTCGGCACCTTGCCGAGATAGCGCGTGTTGAACAGCACCGCAATGTCGTTTGCAATCTGGTCCATAACACGCACACACTGGTTGTCACCGAAAATCTCTTTGCTCTTGCCCTCGGTGTCGGACACAAAGCTGTTGATGTCCGAGAGCACACGGGTTTCACCGCTGACATTGTGCATTGCAAAGATGCCGGATTTAATGAAAGTTTCCAGCTCACTCTGCTTGTAGTCCGTGTTCACGGTGTAAGCGCCGTCGTACTTGACGTTCAGCAGGCTCTTGTTGACCGCGCAGGCTGCCTCGGCACCGGTCACCCAGTACACAAGGGACGCCTCGCTTGCACTCTCGTCCAGCACGCGGTTTTTGACGTTGATAACGCCCTCATAGTCGGCAGCCTTGTTATAGAGCACGCACTGGAACTTCGCACCAACGTCCTCACGCATACGCTTGACGAACGCCGCATACAGGGACTTGGTGGTTTCGTCGGTCGTGACAACGCCCATCGTGTTGTAGGTGTACGGCTCGATCTTGTCGAGGTACTTCTGGTGTGCCGTGCCGTCTACTGTGCCGTTCGTGCCGCCGGTCAGTGCCGTGCCCGCCGTTTCGGCAAGGGACGCGCCATCTTCCCAGACAACGTAGTCGTTGTCCACGAGGTCTGCCGCCTTTGCAACGCCGGTCTGCGTATCGACCAGCGTCGTGCCGAGGTACAGGCTGACGTCAAACTTCTCCGGTGCGTCTACGTTCGCGCCGATCACGACCTTGAGGTCGTTGCCGCGAGTGCCGCAGCACTTCGCCGTAGCATAGGTGTTCGCCGCCTTTGCACCCGCGCTGGTCAGCTTGTAGGCGTACAGCGTGCGTACCTTGTCCATCACCTCACGCAGACCCTTGAGCTTGTCATGGGTGAACGGGTAGCCGAAAATGGCGAGGCTGTTCTTCTGGAAATCCGCCGGCGTTACTTCGAACACCGCGTTATCCGTGCCCCAGTCCAGTTCGAGCGGCATAGTTGCAATGCCGCGGTCACTGAGGTTGGCGCTTGCCTTGCTCGCCGACACGAAATTGATGTAGCTGCCGGGCAGCACCTTGTTCTGCGTGGTAAAAATACCGCCGCCAAGTGCCATATCAGGTCACCTTTCCTTTCTTGTATTTGTTGATGCGGTCCTGCACTTCCTGCACGGTGCAATACTCGTCCGACGCGATCAGCGCACAGATGAGGTCACGTTCGTGCCGGAACAGCTCGGAATACAGCAGCGCATACCGAGAGAACCGCGGTTCGTTCTTGGTTTTTCTGGTCATAGTTACTCCTTTGCGTTCGTCTGCGTGCTCAGGGAATCCATATCCGGCAGGGTCTCCTCCCGCAGCACGAAGCCGTCGTAGATTGCGGTAACGGTCAGCATACCGTCATGCGGCGTGCCGGTGATGTCCTTGCCGTGCAGCAGGCAGCCGTCCGCCTCGATGGTGTCGAGTGCCTCCAGCAGACGTTCGAGCGCGTCCGCAATCTCCGCGCAGTCGCCCTCAACACGAGGGAAATACTGCACAGAAAACTGAGCAGTTCGTGCGTATCTTCTGCCGAGGTCTACGCCGCGCGTACCGGACAGACACGAAACCAGAAAACACGGTTCATGCAGTCCCTGTGTCACACGGTCAGTGTAAATCTCGTACCCATCGCCGAAAGCGTTGTAAACGGCGGTCGAAACCGCGCTTGTGATTGCTCCAACATTCAACTGAAA